ACAGATTGTAAACATAGGATCTTGTTAGATGCTAAGTCAATCTCATCTAGTAGTAGGATAGCACCTCTCTCAAGTGCTTCGACTACAGGACCGTTGTGCCATACAGTAGAACCATCAATCAATCTGAATCCACCGATCAAATCATCCTCATCAGTTTCGATAGTGATGTTGACTCTGATGAGTTCTCTCTTCTGTTGAGCACATGCTTGCTCTACACATAAGGTCTTACCATTACCAGATAGACCTGTGATGAATGCAGGATAGAATAACTTAGACTTGATAATCTTTTGGATTGAATCAAAAGAACCAAACTTAGTAAAGGTCTCATCCTTGGTTGGAACATAAGATGCTTCAACTGCAGGTTGAGCAGAAGGTGCTTTGTATGCTTTCTCGATTGCTTCTGCAGTAAGATTCCACTTACCAATACCAGTTTTGTAGTTCTTCAATCTCTTACATGCTGTAGCGTATGAGATAGAGAGAGTCTTACCTGCTTCTCTGATATCGTTGCAACCTACATCATTACCAACTTTCTTAGTTAGGTACTCTACTAGTTGCTCTGTTGTTACTGGATTTGGTTCAAATGTCATTGTTTTAGTGGATTGATTTGTTTGTTATGTACTTATTATAGCAGGTACATCTGCTGTGTGCAACAGTAGTGGACACTTTGTGAAGTGTCACGCTATCTGTTCGATGAATTTGTTGAGCACAGTTTTGTTTGTCATCTTAGAACTCATATGCTTTTTGAATGCACGTCTTAGTTCTGCGTTGGTAGCAACTTCTCCTTTTGAGGTTACTTCGATTTCATCAGAAGACTCACCTATGTTTCTGTCTGGCATATAGATTTGCTCAGAGAAACCCATTTGGTTTGAGATTGAAAAATGCTTTTGCTTTTTCCACATCTTGTCAACATCGATACCTGTAGTATCTACGTCATTGTATCTTAGAGTGCGACCTAGATCACTCTTACTGCATAGTCTGATACCTATCCAGTTGTAATCAGTAATCTCTCTCATAAAAGATACAATCTCTTTTGTTGTGTGATAATGTGAAGTACTGATCTTCTTAGTGCGACCTGTCTTTTTATCACGAAGGAAGAATACAGCATAGTTGTGATGTGCCACACATCTAGTGACTAAGTGACCGTCTCTCTCATCATACCAAGTTGGTTCACTTTGTTTCCTTGCATCCTCAACAAAGTGCATTGGGTTTGATTCACCATCAGTTAGACATACAACGTGAACCTTTTGTACATTCTCTTCTTTCTGTAATCTGTCAACAAGTTGACGAGTACATAAGATTGCTTCAGCAAGTGGTGTGCCACCTAGTGTATACTCCTGATGACAGTTGAGTCTGTATCCACCCATAGCAAATGCTTGCATAAAGATTACCTTCATAGACTCGTCTAGAGACTTAGCATTCTGTTTAGAAGATAGTAACTCAAGTAACTTGAATGAATCATTGATGTAAAGATCATTCTCTTTGAAGAAACCTGTTTCTAGACCACCTCTACCGCTTCTAGAGAATCCATCTTGGAATGCATAAACCTTGAAAGGAATACCTGCTTTTCTGCAGAACCAAACTAGATTGTAAACTTGCTTGAGTGTATCAAGTAAGACGTGTGACATAGAACCAGACCAATCAACATGGAATATTAGACCGTGATTCTTACCATCAGGCACAGTTGTAACTCTTTTGAAGATGTCATCTGTCAACTTGTACTTGTATAGAGAGTTAGTGTTGATAACACCTGTCTTAGCAGTTGCCTGTCTCTTGTACTGATCAGCAGACTTCTTCATTTCAAACTGCTTGATAAGATAGTTGACTTCTTTTTGTGATTGCTTTTTGTAGGTAATGAATTTCTTTTCCATATACAATCTTTGCGTATTCATATATTCAATGAATTTGCAATGCTCATCTTCAGAAACAACATGTTGTTGTCTTGGATGGTAGAAATGCTGTCTAAGATCATCTTGAATCTTTTTGTGACCAATGATGTAGTGATCAACATCAATATCAGGAATAGTAAGATACTTCCATTCTTTACAGTTGTCATCAATCAATGTCTCTAGTGCTTGATTGAATGCTTCATCAGTAATAGTCTCTGTCTCATCAAACGTACGCTCATTGCCCATAGTAGGAGTTGCGTTTGGTGTACCTACTGGTGCTTTGGGTTGATTGCTTGATTGCTGTTGGATTTGCTGTTGTTGCTGTTCTTGCTTACCGTCATTTGGTTGCATATCCCACTCTACATCACCTAGATCAGATGGATTCATATCTCCAACATTTTTATCAAGGTCTGTATCTTCTTCTTTCTGATCTTCAATCTTTTCTGCTCTACCGTATAGATCGATTGCTAGTTGTACTACCTCATCAAATGTTTCTGTCTTAGCAGCACGATCTACCCATACTTGCTCTTCATCAGAGAACTGAATGTTTGGATTACCTTTGAACCATAGATTGATACGATCAATAAAAGGAATCTTTGTAAGGTCTTCATCATTTACACCAAAGAAATCATCATCATTTAGTTCTGTATATCCTTCAAAGAAACTCTTGCGAAGACCAGGATATGTTCTCTTCATCATCTTCTCAATACGAACATCTTCTAGAACATTTACAAATCCTCTGTTTGCATCGTGTACTGTATCAGGTGTATATAATGCGTGTCCAACTTCGTGACCAACAAGTAGATCATAAACTGTGCTTGATGCTGTCTTCCAAATAGGTAGAACTAGAACTCTGTTGACAACATCAAAAGATGCAGTTGTCACTTTGCGATGCTCAACTGTTAAGTTTTCTGTTGCTAGTAGTTTAGCGAGTGTTCCTTTTACTTCCTGATTGATCATTGGTTTCCTTGTGTATGTACTTATTATAATACATTATTGAGGTGTGTGCCAGTTCAATGGACACTTTCTCAACTGTCACATCACCGCAGTTACACTCATTACTGTTGCACCAGGATTACGAGCAAGTGCTACTTGCTTTGCATCTTGATAATCAATAGCGATTACCTCTTCATCCCAAACTTTACCTGCTTTGTATAGAGTTACTTTACATACCATCAGGAATCCTCCGACATTTTTGAGAAATCATTTATCTTTTCAAACTTCAAAGTGCGTAAAAATTTATCTAATAACACATCACCCTTATGGGAAATAACAAACAGATTAGTTGTTTGACCCAATGACTTTAATATTTGTAGTAACTCGTTAGTTGCTGCAGCATCAAGAGAAGAATCAAAGACCTCATCAAGTATCAATAGATTAGTTGCTACACTATTCTTCATCCTAGCAACTTCTCTCCATGTAAACAAAAGAGATAAGTCTATCTTCTGTTTTTCTCCTTCAGAGAAAGATGCATAACTAAAATCATCTCTAAATCTACTCTTTAACTTCTCATTAAACTCTTCATCTAAAGTAAAGTTTACAAAGAAGTCCATACTGTTGAGATATTTATTGATTAACTTGTTAAAAATTGGCACATATTTTTTGATGATTTGAGATTTTATACCACTATCTTTGAGTAAATGTGATATCACTTGGAACTCATCTAGTTTTCTATTGACATGAGAACAACTTTTCATAGTCTCCTCTAAACTATGTTCAAATTCTACCAGAGCAGATTGTTCTTTGTCAATATTAGGTGTGACAGTTTGTAGTTTGTCTATTTCCTTTTCTCTTCTAAGATTTTCTTTTTGTAATCTTATAATCTCACGTTCTATTGCAGATATATCTGTTCTCATATCGTGGCACTTCATTGATATATCATCTGCTGCTTCTATTTCATTCAACAATATGTTTATATCTGTCTTAAGATTACTTAGATTTTTTGATATTGATTCACCAGTTTCTTCTAATGATTTTATTTTCTTATCTTTAAATGTTTTTTTAATAACCTGTGTGCAAGTAGGACAGTTATCATGTGTAGATAGAAACTTAATTTCTTTCTTTGCGTTTCTCAACTCAGAGTTTAAGGAACCTTGATCTAATTTTAAATCATCTAATTTAGTTCTCTGTTCTGCTGTATCCTTTAGTTCCTTTTCCAGTTGTTCTAAATCAAACTGATGTATCTCCAACTCTCTTTCTTGAGTAGTCATTTCAACTTTATTCGCATCTATCTTATCTTGTATTTCTTTCTGTCTATTATCGTTTACTTCTTTGAGTTGTTTTAAAAGTTTTGTTTGTGCTGATACTTTCTGTTCTGCTACAGTTAATAGATGATCACATTCTTTTCTTGCTGATAATGTTTCTTTTACTCTATCTTTGAGTAAGGTATTCATTTTTGAGAAGATCTTGATGTCCAGTAAATCCTCAATAACTTCTCTCCTGTGACTTGCTCCGAGTTGCATGAAGGGGATAAAAGTGGATGAACCCAAGATGACGACTTGCGTAAATGATTTGAAGTTGAGTTTGAGAACTGATCCCTCAAGATATTTTTGGGTGTCGTTCGCTGCAGCGTCCTGATCGACGAGTTTATTGTTTCTGTAAAGTTCAAATACATTTGGTTTAATACCTCGGAATACACGATATTCATCTTTACCAATGGAGAATGTGACTTCTACTTTGGTGCCTTTTTCGTTAATACTATTTACTAGTTGACCCCTAGTTATCTTTCTAAAAGGTTTGTTAAATAATCCGAAACATAAAGCATCCAACATGGTTGATTTACCCGAACCATTTTGTCCTACTATTAATGTGGACTGACTATTATCTAGTTCAATTTCAGTCCATTGGTCACCAGTGGAAAGAAAATTTTTCCACCTCAATGTTTCAAATACGATCACTTAAATTTTGGTACGATTAGTTGGTTCTCTTTAATGATTGTGAATCGATAATCATAATTTACACAGTTCATGGCGATGATGTCAGGATCAACTTCCATGATTTCTAGTTCTCTTTCGCTATCGTTTGCTTCTAATAGACCCATGTGTCTTGCAGCATCATCTTCTGATTCAAAGACAGTTACAGTTTTGTGCTTTGATTCAGACTTTACAGCGTAGATTCCTCCTGTGTTTTTTTCGGTTAGTACAAACATTATAGTTCAGATGCCTCGACATAAAGTGACCTCATAACAGACTTAACATTGGACTTATCAACTTTAAGTTCTATTTCATCTATGTATGATTCAAGTAATGTCATGGTGTCCTCTGTTTCCATAGTACTATCCGAACATTCCAGTTCAGCACTAAGGTCTTCGACAATCTTAAGATCTCCTAAACCTATGTTTTGGAGTTGCTTGACCGCATAGTCAAACTTCTGGTAGTCACCTTTCTCCTCTACTATAAGTTTTACGAATGATCCTTTGAGGTCTTCCGACTCTGGGATACTAACTCCGTTATTATAATACAGTTTATAAAAAATGTCAAAGGGATTCCTATAAAAAGTAGTTTTAAGAGTAGACGTGTCAAAAACGTGAAACCCTCTTTTACATCCGTAGTCATTCCAGTATAGTTGATAAGGATTACCTAAGTAAGATATATTACCCTTCGTTGATTTCTGATGATAGTGTCCACTGAAGACTCGTTTGAATTTATTAAAGAAGGTTCCGTCCATACCACTTTCCATAATATGACCAGGATGTGCTTCAAAACCATTAAGTTCTAAATGACCCATAAGCACAGGTGCTTTAGATCTTTGAACTGCTTCAAATACTTCAGACTTGTTATCATCACAAATCCAAGGCAACATTAGTATGTCAGTTCCATCATAACTCTTAGTTGTTGGTTTGTCAATAACGTCAAATTTATATTCACCTAAAATCTCGTGAGGTGCATTTACCTTTAATGTATTCTTATAATATATGTCATGGTTACCAATCAGCATAGTATGATTACATCCCAGTTTTATCAACTGGTCAAACCACATTTCTTTTGCTTCATCTAATGAATGAAAATTAATATACCTTCTCCTATCAAAAGCATCACCAAGACTTATAATCTCTTTGATACCTGATGCTTTAATAAAAGGTATTACAACCTGACCATAAAATTTTTTATAGTGATTGATAAAATGTTCATTGTCATTACGCACACCGAAGTGCTGATCCGTAATAAGTAGGATCTTCATGGGCGACGAGTTTTTATTTGTATATTATTCTTGATAGCATTATAATCGGTATTGCCTGATCCGTCAACTGTAAAGATATCAGAGTAACCATACTTGTCTATAATCTTATCCTTTATATCCATCTGTCTTTTTTCTTTAGCAATCCTACGAAGAAAAGCATAGTAAACTATTTGAGTAAAATAAGCAAAGGGATTTTTACTTTTCTCTGGATTAAAATTCTTTATGTATTGTACACAGTTTTCATACCCATCAGCAATCATATCATCCTTATACATGTAGTTGATAAAGTTGGGTCGGAATGATAAGTGTGTAGCAATTTTAAGGAAACACTCACCTAAGTATTCATCGATTCGCGGTTCAGTTGTACCTGCCTTCTCTGCTTCTGCAACTTTATTTTTATACACTATAATAGATTCCAAAAACCTCTTGTTATCTACATAGTGAGGTTTTCTTTTCTTTGGAGTTGCAGTTTTTTTCTTGCCTTTAGTAGGATCTTTAGTAAGAACCTTACCCTCAGGATTAGGTTTTTTGCTAGGCATTTATTATTCTGTTGTGATATTTAATTATAGCATCACTTGACAAGAGTGTCAATATAATGTACAATAACACTGTAAGGGTTTAAGGGTTGTTTTTAGTCTTATATATCTTCTCAAATAAACTTCTGTAATCGTCAATATTTCCTATTAGTCCCATAGTTTTATCAGGATCGATACGATACCCAGATGTCTTTGAATCTATTGGGTCACCGCCCTCGGCCATAACAAACGCCTGGTATAATAATTTAATTTGTTTACTCATAGTAGATACACAGATGATATCTTTTTCCCTAATCACATAAAAATCTTCATCGGATAGTTGCTGCCATCTTATAAATCCCATACCCCTAGCAACTTTTGTTTCGCTGATAGGATTAGTGACAATCTCAACGCATAAAGGATCTTGTAAAAACACAAGAGATTCTTGATGGTCTTTTGTCATAACTGCTTTAGCGAGCACCTCGTCTCCACTGACCAGTTTAAAGATCCCATAAAATTCTTCTTCGTGTTTTATAAAGTTAATCATCCTTTTTTAGTTTTAGGTCTATGATTTCATAATCAAACTTTTCTTCATTGTATACCTTTACTCTTTCCATCAGGTGATTTAACGTGTAGTTATTCCCCCTGTCTGTTGAGATATCATCAGCAATATCATATAAAAGTGCTTTTGATTTATTGTCTCCCTTCCGCAATACTCGTCCAATGCTTTGTAAATTACGAATACGAGATTTAGAAGGAGAAGCAAAGATAACATTATGTAAGTTACGAATGTTTATGCCTGTACTGAATGTACCATATGATGCAACAATAATAGCATTGTCTGAAGTCTCGGTCAGTTGTCTTATATCTTCCCGATCATCAGTATCAACACCACCGTGTACAAGATATACAGGTTGGTCTGTATCACTATTTATGAGATTAAATAAAGGAATCCCATGCCGATCTACATAGTTAAAGAGTATCAAGGTGTTACCTTTGCAATCTTTTGCTAGGTTTTTGATAAACTTGTTTCTACCACTGTGTTCTACAAGGTAATCAATCTCGTCTTGATATCCTTCAAATAGTTTTTCTTCATGTTTTAGTAAGATAACTTTTACTTTTAACTTAGCAACATGACCTTGTTGCATCAGTTTATTAGTCCTAGTTATTTGCGAACATCTACCGAACAAACCCTCTAGTACCAGTTGATTTACGTTAGCACCATCTAATGTACCAGTAAATCCTACACGATATTTACAATCGTGTAACTTACTCATCAATGTACTCAATGATTTTGCTTTAAACTGATGTGCTTCATCACCTATTACAGCGTCAAATCTATCAAACCATTTCTTTGGTTCTTTGTATATTGACTGCCAAGTGGTAATCACTACCTGATGGTTCGTATATTTCTCTTGCCCTGCATAAATTCTGTGGCAATAAGAGGATGCTTTCCAACCATATGATTTAAAATCTTTATACATCTGTTCTACCAGAGAGGTAGTAGGAACAACTATTAATACATTTCTTTCTATATTCACATGGTATCTGACTAATGCATAGATCATCAAGGATTTCCCACTGGCAGTTGGCGACAATAGGAGTCGTCTGTTGTATCGTAGGCATTCGTATATTGCTTGATATTGGTAATCGCGAACCTTTACAGGAAGATTTAAGGACTTTACAAACCCTGCAACACCAACAGGAGTTATTAGATCGTTAACATCATCAGGTGATCCATAGAACTCACTCTCTTCTATCTCATACTCATACTTATTTTTCTTTGCCCAATCAGTAAGATAGTCTACGAGACCACAATACAACTCACCTGTAGAAGGAGAGAACAAACGTATCTTACCATCCCATCCTCTATATCTTTTCGTCTTCTGCATAAACTTTGCAGACTCTACTTCAAATGTAAAAAAATCCGCCAACTCATACTTGACGTGATCAGGTGCTTCTACTTTTAAATATACCTCATTCTTTTTTGCAATCTTGAGGTCCATCATTTGACTTAGGTCACTATAGTATATAGTCTATCCGTACAAATGCATATTATAGTGTTTTCTTCTAGGAGGATACTTATATACTATAGGTTTTCTAACTACCTTGTATATTCTTAGTATGGTGTCAGTTGTAATCAAGATCCCTCTCTCCATTTTGTCCAATCAATAGCATTTTTAATTTGAAAGTTTCTAACTCCTATCTGTTTCAACACACTCTCTAAGAAGAATAGTATCTGATCAAGATAATCAATTTTGTATTTAACTTTTCTTATATCTTCATCTGCTTCGATGAACATATTTATTTCTTCTTTTGTAGTTAACTTAAGATCAAAAGGCATATCTTTATACACTGTAGCAGGTGCTTTACCCTTATAATATAACCATTTCTCTTTGATTAATTTACGATACTCTCCGTCTTTCTCTTTCTTCATTAAAGAAAAAGTGTTGAAGTATTCCATATATTTTTGATGCAATCTAGGAATCTTGAGAGATTCTTCACAGTAGAGATCATCATCTATTTTGCAGTCCTCCTTCCAGAGATTCTGCAATGTTTCAAGATTCATACTATTGGTTTACTAAAATTTCTATAGAAAACATATGCACAATAACATATACTAAATGTAAAAAATATTTTTTCTATCATAATCCTTGATCTTTAGTTTGATTAAACCATTCTTTCATTGTCGTCTGATATCCAGACTCACGATACGGAGGTTCCTTGATTCCCTTCATCTTCCTGTAATCGTTGTGCATCGCTTGGAGTAACCATGCCTGTGCTAGTTGAGTCGGTCCTTCTTTCAACAATCGGATTTGTGATTTCGATAGACCAGCCTTCATCTCCAAATACTCCTGTCTCCACGATGTGTGGGGTGATTTCTCTGTCATTTTCCTCCCAATCAGATAGAATTTTTACTGCTTGGCGATCAACGTCGTCCATAGTCCTTAGTATTTTACCATCAATCCACATTTTATGCAACCATTCGATAAAACCTGTAATCAAATGAGATAACCAAAAGGGTTGTTTCTTTGCCCATCTCTTAGATTTAGTATACCAGTTATCTTTGCCACCCCATTGATGCTCAAAGTTATACTGAAATTTCATCGTCTTGTTTGTGTGTTAACGTTTCTTATTTCATAAAGTAAATACTTGAAAGTTACACTTGCTGTCATAAACTCATTATCTGTTGATGTAACATTGAAGTCTAGTGTACTAAGATTTGTGGGAAACATATCTTTAAACACTACATCAAAGTTTGTAATATTATTATTGTTTAATACTTGTAAAGTGCCATCAGAAACTTTAAAGTCCTGACTACCTATTACATCACTATTACTATTTACCCAGTCTCTTCTTTCTTGTATAGTATCAGGTGTACCTAATGCACGAATCCAGTTGTGCAACTCCATATAATTTCTTAAGTCTTCATCAACAATAAAATCTATATTTAATTCTGAGTATTGAATGTTACCTTCTAATGGAACAGTAACAAATCCTCGTGTAGGTATTGCAATATCACCCAAACTAATTTCGGGTATGGATGCTCTCTGACACAAAAAAGATGCCTTCCTTGCTTTATCCAATAGAAAAACAAATCCTATTGGAGACAAGAAGTTCTTGTTTGTTATTTGGTCTTGATACCAGTTAGACATTTTATGCGTTTATATTTTCTAACCATGATGTAGATATGTATTTTTCACCTGACAGTGGAGGATTACCTCTATGTACATGAGTAAACCCTGCAGGCCATATCAAAAACTGACCTCTTTTAGGTTTAAATCTCAATGATTGATATAGAAACTCAGTCTCACCACCTTCATCAACATCATTAAGATACATCATTGTTGCAAGTATACGTCGATTAGTTCCCATAGAACCATCTTCCGAATGCCAAGCATGATATCCTTCACTTGGTAGTGTTCTCTGTACATTCAAGTATACTTGTTGATATCTAAAATGTAATAGTTGCTCATACTTGTCAACATATTCTTCTAGACACGCACCAGTAATAGCATTATATTCTTTCATATAAACATAACCTGCGTTATGATCTACCATAAAATCTTCTGTAGCAAGGCAAGTATCTTTACGAGCGTGTGCTTTGCGTTCTCTACCAAATAAACCTTTACGTTTAAATGTAGATCCAATTTTATTTTGATAGTTCCAATAGTCAATTAAAGGTTGGGTATTATATTCAGTATCGAAGATACCGATAAACCCTTCATATCTAATGTCAGTAATCATAATTTAGTTTCGTACAATCCTATTTAGTCACGTTGTCTCCAGTCATCTGATCTGTCATTCCGAAACCAATCTGCTATATCATCTGCACCATTAAAACCTTTCTTATACTTTTTTGGATCTGAATCTCCAATGTCTAAAAATTTAAGACAAGATCCATCTTCATCTGTTGATAATCTTCTTGCCATACTCAACATACCTCTTGCTGATGTATTTACTTTTGCTAGTTTCTGTGCCCATATCATATCTTCTATACTTACTTCGGATCCTGATGCAATGTCTTTGCATATGCCCTCTAAACGAAGACGATATTGGGTAGATAACATATGTTAATGTGTATGATTATTATAATTTATACTACTTCCAAAATAGGAGGGTGGTTGGGTTTCTGTTTGCCAACAATACAAGGGCATTTCTACAGTTTAGAAATTCTTGTATGCCTGAGACCTTCTTGGTTGAGAAGTTCTACCCTGCGGTAGCGAGCACCACCTCTGCCTCATCACCTTAACCAGACCAATGCCAGTAAGTTTATTCAGTCACACCCATTGTTGCGTCCAACAAATATATTATAGCATAAAAAAAGAGGGTGTCAACCCCCTTTTTTAGATTTTCTAGGATTCATCTTTTGCCTTACTAGGATCTCCTAGACCTGCTTTAGTTAAGACCGTTTCTTCAATCTCAACTTGAAGTTCAGAACCATCCTTCTTTGTAAGGTAACCTTGTTTTACAAGAGTATTACAAGAACTTACAACTCTTCTTGCAAACAATACTGTTTGTAAGTCACCACCTATATCAGACATCAGAGATTTTTTACCTAGTGGTTTATCTTTTCTTAAATTAACTTCTAGATAAGTTGTAAGAGCGTAGTTTTTGTCTCCTCTACCTAGATATGGTAATAAGTGATATAAGGCAGCAATACCACCAATTAAACCACCGACAAGTGATGTATCCTCGTCGCTCCATTTTGGTGCATTAGGATCTTTTCGGTGCTTTTGAATTAAATCAATAGACTGAAGAACGCATTCTAAACCATACAATTTGTGTGCTTGCATGAGTTTGCTGTAACCATTTACAGGTATACCATCAGGTTTACCTATACCGTCAACGTTAACACCCATCTCATTTAATTTTGCTTCTATTTCAAGTGCTTCTTCATCTCTTAATGCAATGTTAGCACGAAGTCTATCAAGCACTTTAGCATTGGTTCTGTTGAAGTTTAACTTCTTAAAGAAGTTTGCTTCTACGTTTATACAATCCTGTAAAGTAAAATGTTTTGGGTGCCGTCTTACTTGACAAGGGAGTAATAACTCTCCAGATTGAGAAGTGTATAAGATACCAATTACTGATTCATGTTGACCATCCGCAACAGAATGTTTACCGTTTGGTCTTACAAAAACATATAATGGTCTTACTAAGTCTGCATCAAAATGATCTGCACTCTCGATCATTGATCGACTTATAAGTCTTTGAAAATCTTTATCTGCGTATAGTAATTTAGCAGGAACTAATTCTACTGGAATATAGTTGTCTTCGTCGAAATCTTTTTTCTTAGGATTAAACCTTAGATTTGCAGCGAGATTTGTTAAAGGGACAAGATTGTCCTCTAATGGATAATTCATAATAGTAACGATAATTATTTTGCGTTGCTTCACCACCCGTAGGTTAAAGGATTGACAACGTGTGTACAATATATGTATATGATATCACGACAGACAAAAAAAATCAACCCCTAAGGGTTGATTTTGTGTTGAAATTGTAATATTTTATTAATTACATTAGGTTTGCAACCTGTACTCTTCTGTAGTACTTATTGCTGTTAGCACTAAGTGCACCAGAACCTTGAGTAAGTCCCTGAGCGAATGGGTTAGATACCATACCGTAACGAGTCTTGAAACCAATTTT